TTAAGGTCAGGTACTGGTTTGAGTTTGCAGTCGCAGAATTCAAGTCAATTCGGAATAGATATATTGAATGCTCTGCCGGAACAGTATAGACGCAAGCCTGCGATATGCCTTCACCAGCAGCAATATACCCATAAGTCGTTCCGCCATTTGTGACAGATATGTTGCCAGCATGAGTTCCTGTCAGATTCAAAACCTGATTGATCCGATAGAAAGACAAAGTGCCAGCGACAGGAGTAGTTCCATCCACCGCGTTGGTCGTAATGATCTCGCTGATTACTTCACATTTGTCATTGAGTCCAGTGACCTTGATTGGCTTTGACGTATCTGCTGCGCTTGAACTTGCAACGGACATGACAACAGCAGAAACTGGAAAAGTATATGGCCCGCCAAAATTCCAGATTGTCTCATAAGTTGTACCGACAGACTCGTTGTAACCAAAGAGGTTCAACGGTGTAGCTTCTTCGATGTTCAGCCTTGCAATATCAAAAAGCAGATGTCCTGACGGATTGAGATTAGTGTATTCGCTCATTTATCAATGCTCCGTCTGTTCGTCGTTGACAAAAAGCTGAAAGACTTTGCGCTTGTCGCTCTCGCCTTCTTCTTCTTCGTACAGCTTAATCATTTCAATTATTTCTGAAATTTCTTCAGCGTTATACGCGCCGCCGCTCAACTGAATAATCGTTAAGACCAAACTGCACGCATCGTAATCTTTTACCACTTAACTTTGTCCGCCCAATAAGCCGCAGACATTTTGCCTTTGGCAATATTCTTTGCGTGGCGAGCTTTGAAAGATGCGCGGCGAGCTTTGTCTGATTTGCTTTCGCCTTTTCTGGCTGGCGAACCTTTTACGCCTTGCTGGCCAAATCGAATCGTTTTAATCTTGTCGCCTTCTTTTGCAACAACAACGTGAGACTTGCTCGGGTGATTGGGAGTCCTTTTGGGCTTGTTATAGCCTTCAAGTCCAAGTCTTGTTAATCGCGGGTCTTTGGTAGCCATGATGCATTATATCAGATTATCTCTGTGTCGATGCCATGATGTTGGCGAGGAATTTCGTAAACATATTCCAGCTGCTTTCCGCCTTCACGTTTGAATACAATCATCTCCATAACATGAGCCGCACCGTATTGCATTGAGCTATGCCAGGCATCAGGCGGTGCAAGAGTTCCGAACTTTCTAATAACAGTGCCATTGTCGCACTCAAGCACTTGCTGGTGATGGTAGTGCCCAACAAGCCACATCCTGTGACTCGTTTGGCTCCAAGCATCTGGCTGTTCTCGTGGCATAATGTTCGCCAGCTTTTCAGCTTTTACTTTGTCTCCGTGATGTACGCCAAGCATCCATTTTCCGAACCTGATGTAATGGAAATATCCTTTGCAGCGCAGCACATTTACTCGCGGCTCGTTTGACCAGTAATATTCGAGAATCATTTGAATTGCTATTGCTGCGTCAGGATCGTGATTACCGCGAGCAATGCAGACAGTTACTTTCTCGAATTTCTGCAACATGATTTCGACAGAAGTGACCAGTGTATCAGCTGCAACACGCATGAACTTTTCGTATCTTGTATCTACGTCCAGCGGAGTTCCTTTGCCAGTTGTATTCGATGCAGTGTTAGCATGTACAAAATCTCCCACGTTCACTAGCAAGCCAGTCTTTGCGCGTGGCGCACAGTCAACAAGATGAGCAACAGCTTTGATTATTTCTTCCTGTGCTATTCGAGAGTCGAAATTCCTGTCGCGTGTTTCTCTGCCGTGTGCTCTCATGCCGATATGAGCATCACCGATCACGATGGTCGGCATCAAATCTTCATCGGGAGTTTTGATTGGTACAAATTCACGCGGCTCTGCTGGAGTTATCCGGTCATTCAAGCCATCAATGAATTCAAGAAAAGCACGTTTCTGATCTTCCTGATCTTTTGCAGTCTTGACCCAAGTTTGTTTGATCTCGCCATCGGCATCGATGAGCGTGGACGTGCCTTTGAGGTGGTAGCCCTCACCAATGAACCTTGAATTGTTCTGCGCTGGAGTCCAGCCATTTTGCGCGGCTTTTTCCTTCACTGCTTTGGTGGCTTTGAACACAGCAGCCTTTGCAACGCCCATAGCATCTGCTGCTTTCTGACAAGAGCCGTAGTTTATCCAGGCCAGCACATATTCGCGCTGCCTGTCAGTAGGGTCGCCATGATCGAGAATTTTGATGTCTGGCGGATTCTCTTGCCTGTTACTGCTCATACGTCACACTCCACGCCGACAATAATGGCTCCAACTTCGCAAAACTGCTTATCGCAAACTTGAAAGGAACTTCCCATTTCTTCTGGCGAAAGCAGTCCGGCAGTTGGACTACACGCCGACCTTATCTGATGTGGTAAAAGTGAACACGACATTGACGATAGCAAGAATGCCGACAGCAATAGCATCAATGCTCGCTTGGTCGATTGTGAAGTCATAACCGAATGCTCCCGCCACTTCGATTGCGGCGTAAATCAAGCCGACAATCATGGTGCTGGTTATCTGTCGATTCTTCCATTTTGCAGGATCGGCAACGACTTGCCCACGCTTGAAAAGAAGCATTGCTGCTTTGATCTTTTTAATCATACTTGCCTCGATAGCCAAGTCACAGCCGCAACGACAACAATCCAGAAAAGCCGCTCCATATATGCTCCAGATGCGGCATTGCGTTGCAGCTTGTCTATGCTGGTGTCCATGTTGTTGACCTTCTGCTCAATGCCAGATTGCCGATTGAAAACAGTGGTGAGTCTTTCTTCCACGCGAGCGAGACTGATGACTGCGTGCTGCAAGTCATCAATCTTTTTCTCCAGTCTGACAAGTCTGTTTTCGGTAACTTCGGGCATCGTCTACGGCCATACAAGCTCTGGAAGTTCGTCTATCAATTCTTGAATTTCAGGCGGCTGTCTGGTTCCTGCTTGAACCTCTGCAAGAACTTCATAGCACTTGTCCCATACAGCGTCACGCCATATTACGCAGGCCTGACCTTCTGGCCCGTATTTTGGATTGCTTGAAGTTGCGTATGTGCATGCGGAAATCATGGAATCGTATTCGCGTTCCGCAACCTTCTCATCCATATGTTTTTGAATTTTTATCTCATAATTTCTCGATTGCTTTTTGATATATGCTTGCTTTTCGTTGTCAGTGAGAGGCTCATACGACTTGCCCAATGTCCAAACGCCATCAACCAAAGTTGGCTCTGAGTCTTTGACTTCTTTGTGAGTCAACGGATTATATTCAGCACTAGCTTGAACTGTTACTGGAAACACATTCCAGTCAGCAAGCAAAGAATCAGAAATCTGTGCAGGAAAACTGGTTTTTGGGTTTTCTATTTTCAGGTCGTTTTCATTGTAAGGAAATTTAACAAGCGACCCATTTTCAATTTTAGCGTACATAGCAAACCTCAACTCAACTCTATTTTGACCCATCTATTCATTGATTCAATAAAAATAACGCCTAAATTTCCCCTCTCGCTCAAACAGCTTCTTTGCCCATCATCTTCATAGAAAAGATAAGAATTTGGACTCCACGTTTGAACGCTCTGATAAGTGCTGGCATCAAAAGGAGTAGCTAAATCCCAAACATTCATTTGTATACCGGCAGCTGCGCTGACTTTTTCCCAAGCCAAAAAACGATAACCGCTAGGAGAGAATTGAGCAGAAAACATTTCAGTTGATTGTAATCCAGTTTCTGTCGGAGTATTTCTCGTATGACCGCCTGAAAAAGTGTTTGCTGTTGTCAGGTCAATAGTTCCAACTCCGTCATTCTGATCAATGTAATACATCTGGCTGCCATCTTCACTAATTTGGAAGCATTCAGTGTCATTTCCAAATCCAAACGATGCCGAAGTGGTGGAATATGAAATTGTAGAAACATCCCAAGCGGTAGACAAATCATATTCATAAGTCGTGGTAGAAGCAGAAACCCATAGCTTGGTTCCGTCATAACTGAAACAAAAACTGCTTGCCGCACTTGTCTCTGCAAAAGCAGAACTATCTGTAACCGATCCAGCAGTTGTTACGTCATATTTTGTTGAAAGCGGAAAAGATGACATTGTCCAGTTTGAGCCAGTATCTCTCAAAACGAATAACTTATAGCCTCTGTCGCCAAACCTGACAAAACGAACTTGAGAAGCAGTCAAACCAAGATCAACCCATTCGGGCGGCTCAGTCCATGAACCAGTGGTTATGTCATAGTTTGTAGAGCATTCAACCTTAAAAGCTGTCGCGTCAATTCCGGTTGCAGGTTCCGTCGCAACCCAAAAAACACTACCATCTGAATTCCACTGCATTCCAAGAACATCGCTGGCAACGCCCGTAGGTATTCCGTAATCAGAACCCAAATCCGCTGTAGAGCCTGTTGTTCTGGTTGAGACATCCCAACCTGTCGAATAATCATCACTCTGAATCGTGTCATTTCCTGACCAACTCCAAGTTCTTGTTCCATCGCTGTTCACGATAAAGTAGTCATCAGAAGTTCCCCATGAGCTTTCTTGAGTCCACGACAAGCTGCTCATGTCGTATGCGGTTCCAAAAGCAAATTCCATAATCACATTGCCAGAACCGCCGCTAACCAACAAAGTGCTTCCATCGGGCGAAACAGCGCATGAGCCAATGGATGTATCTTGTGCAGCAACTACTGTTGAAGTCGAGTTGTAGGAAGCAGTCGATATATCGTAAGCGGTCGAAAGAGTGTAGTAGTCAATCTCGTCAGCTGCAGTATCACTAATCCACATCTTCGTGCCATCGGTAGACATAAATATTCCAGCATCGCTGGCTGGTGTATTTGCACTATAACTGAAAGTCTTGCTGGCATAGGTTGCAGTGCTAATATCATAAGCAGTTGACAGTGTGAATTGATACAAATCCTCATTACCGGAATCTTGCGTATATAGCTTGGTTCCTGAATCCGAAATCCACATCGTATTATTACCGACATTGGTGCCTGTCGGACTGCCAATACCTCTGATCAAACTAATAACCGTGGACCACGGCGCACCATCGAGCGTTGTATTTGAAGCGGTAAAGCCCCAACGTCCCGGCCCTGCACCACCAGCCGACATTAGCTTGCGGTATATCATCATGTGCCGTCACCTACCAGCGCGCCATAGAGAGTCGTGCTGACTTTCCACAATACGACAACTGTATATCCAGTTGTGGCAAGCGTTGGAGCAACTCCGCCGCTGTTAACCCATGTCGTTGTTGGCCATGTCACTGTGTAACTTGTTCCGTCATCAATCATTATTGTAACTGCTTCGCCTGACGATAAAGTTTCAGTGAATGTCGTGTTGCCTGTTAGAGTTTTGTACTGCATTGAGCCATTGTCTGGTTCAATCACGGTTCCGGTTAAATTATAGACATCTTCAAGAACAGTTCCTGTCAGGTGCGGCGAAGTGATGTCTACAAGAATGTTCAAGCTCTGCCAATCAGCCGACAGGCTTGGGTCAGTTGTTCCGCTGGTCGCAGTCTTGGCTCGATAAGTATAAAAATCTATCGGAGAATAAACGCAATCTCCCTGAGCATAACTTGTTGCGCTGACCCACAAAGTCGTGTTGGCAGTTTGGTCTGCTGTTGCAGCAGAGGCAGCAGCACTTGCGGCATCAGTGTTAGCTTGCCCGATGTCTGTGTTCATTTGCCCGATGCTAGTATTTAGCTCGCTTTGCATCGTGACAATAGCAGCCAGAAAAGTATCTGCTTTTGAAATAAAAGTCGCGGGCGCGTCCGTTCTTGCTGGAGCAGCTGGCAATGTGCTGATGGTTGAAATTGTCATTAGACAAGTCCCTCAATGTCGAGTGAGCAACGGCTCAAAGTCGGATTGCTCAAGATTATATCAAATTCGCGATAATAGCCGTAGACAACAGCGCCAGGCTCATCGTCTTGCGCGATCCAGACCACCGGAGTCGTGCGAATGTCGGTCAGGATGTTTCTAACGACCGGAAACGTGCTTGTCGGCAAGATTATGTCAACGTCCATTCGGTTTGCGTATGCGCCTGAAGTAATCGTGACTCGACCATTTGCGTCTGTTGTTTTCGTTGAGTAATCAGTGATTGATATTCCTGCGCCATGTTGTGATTGACCAAGTTCTGCAAACTGACCAATAACCAAAGCTCCGCACTTTGCCGTTCCGGTATCGGTTAATGTGACAGTAATATCTGAGCCAGCATAAGGCGGAATATCAGTAATTGCATATCTATCAATTCGCACAATCGGCTCAAAGAAATACGCATACCAATCCTGAATTCCAGAATCAGAAATCAAGCTGTACGTTTGGTTGTAAACTTCGCCTTCAGTTGCATCGTCAACAACAATAGTTATGCTTTGAGCATCAACATTTATTACTGCAAGCGCATTTACTACTGGAGTGAAAGTCAATGTAACTTCTATTCCGCCAGACCTTTCTGTTTGATCTTGAACGATAGAATCAAACATCTTCCAAGCATTTGTGCTGGAGACTTCATCCCAATATGTTCCATCGTCAGTGGTCGGGTCGTTGCCGGTGTTTGAGCCAGCTTGTGACTGGTAGATTTTATGAGTAGCTGTTGCAGCACCGCCCGCCGTTCCAGTGACCATTACCAGATCATTAAGAGCATACGTTGTGCCAGAAGCCCATTCAGCCTGGTCAGCTTCGGTCACGTTTGTAGCCGTGACGTTCGCATCAAGTATTGTTTCCGGTCGAATAATTTTCATCTGTTACGACCTCGTCGGCGGCAAGCCATCCTTATCCCATCGGTCATTGATTCGGTAGAGCCTCTGAGTATTGCGAGCAACAGCGACCATGATTTCTTCCATCGTCTGTTTAAGCTCGCCCATATCCATCGACATTCTGTCAGCTGCCATTGTTTGTTCGGCAGTCAAGACTCGTTCACCAGCATGGAGTTCTGCAACAAAGCCATCATGCGGAACGTATGGCAAGCCTTCGCGGAATGATCCATCAACCATGTCTGCCAAGCCAAGATCAATAAGCGTTTGCTTCGCGTCAGAACCGTAAGCATCGACCAGTGCATTTGCAAAGTCTGCTTGCTGAATAGGATCAAAGGCAAGTGCGCCCTCAGTATCTGCTGACCCCATTGAACTCTGGAGTTCTCTTTCATAATTCAATGCGAGTAAATCAAGTTGCTGATCAACAGGCAGTTCAGCAAAAGTCGGATAGTCTATTTTGTCTCCGCCAAACATGGAAAACGCAATACCTGCAAATAAAGCGGCAGGCCCGAGAAATGAAAGAGCGCCTCCAACACTTGCTCCGCCAGTAACTGCTCCAGTAACTGAGCTGGCAGTTCCAGTAACTGCTCCAGTAACTGCGCTGACTGCTCCAGTGGCTGCTCCAGTGATTGAGCTGACCGCGCCAGTGACAGCACTAACAGCGCCTGACGCAACTCCAGCAATCGTGCTGCCAACAGCTGTTAATCCTGATGTCACTGCGCCAGCGACACCGCTTACCGCTGCTCCAGCAGTAGAAACTGCGGTAGATATTGCAGAGCCGACTCCGCTTGCAACAGCAGACACTGCGCCAGTAATTGCGCTGGCTGCTCCGCTTGCTATATTTGTAATCGCGCTTCCGGCGCTTGATACAAAATTGCTGACTCCGCCAAACAATGACTTAATTCCATTCCACAAACCGCTCAAGCCAGAACTAAAACTTGATAATAAGCTATTCCACATTGACCCAAGTGAAGAAAAAGCACTGGCTCCGTTTTGAGCAAAATTGCTCCACAGCGACATCAGTTTTTGAGTAGCCCATTCGGCAACCATGTTAAAGATGAAATCTTTGAAACTCTTTGCCAAATTGTCGAAAGCGTCCCGACCATTATTGAGCAGGTCAACAAAAAAGCCTTTCACATTGCTAGACATTCTTTGGTAGGCTTTTTCTTTTTCTTCAGCCGCTTTTTTTGCTGCGTCAGTAGTTGCATCGTATGCAACTTGCTCGTTATAAACTTGAGTTGTTAGTTTTACAATCTCTTGGCCTAATTCGCTTGACGCATCAACTCCGGCTTTTTTGAGGTTGTTATATATCTCAAGTTCTAATCCGGTCAGGCCTATCTGATCTCTTTCGTGCAATAAATTTGCCATCACTTCAGATGTGGCCTTTGTCAGCTTGTCAGTTTCTTCAGCTGTTCGGCCCATAGTTCTGCCCAATTCCTTTACAGTAGGAATTGTCTCATCAGTAATATTTTCAAAATGAGATAAAGCCTCTGCGCCAGCATCTGCTGCGTCTGTTTGATCGTTGTGATCTCTTATTAAATCAACAAGCTCGGTTTCTAGCCTGACAATGTTTCGCCTCGTGTCGTCTACTGCATCAGAGAATCCATTATTTGCTTTTTTGCCTTCATTCAACGAAGCAATAGTTTCATCGAAAACTCTGTTATAAGTTTCTATTGCGCTCAACGGATCAAGAGTCGCTGCTTTAATTGCTGCCCATGTTGCTACTGCGTTATTTGAAAGATCAGTGAACATTCCATTGATTGAATCTATTGCATCTGCGAACTTTTGCTGGAAAAACAGTTTGAGATTGTTCCAGCCTATTTCGATCAGCAAAGCAGCGGACAATGCAGCGTGTTTCACATCATCCCAATTTCTCACCATAAGAACGGCAGCCATAGCAACAGCAGCTGCAATTGCTGCTGGACTCGCCATAAAAGCCATCGAAGCAGTATTGGCTCCCCAAATTGCTGTCGCAACTGCCGTAATACCAGCAATGATTGCTGGCCCAAAAGAAACAAGCATTGCAGCACCAATTCCAGTAATTGCTACAATCAGCAAATCCATATTGTCTGTCAGAAAACCGATGACACTAGACAAAGACTGAACTGCTGCCCTCATCACTGGCTCAAGCCGAGTTCCAAGCTCAATTCGGAATGCCTCCATAACGCTATTAAGCGCAGCTTGATCGCCAGCAAGATTGTTTACATTAGTTCCCGCTTGCTCATATGCAGTGGCGGTTCCAGTGAGAGCAATTTCCAAGTCAGCGGCGTTGTCTGCTTGTTCAATCAATGTGAGAGCAGCAATAGCAGCCTCTCTGCCGAACATTTCCGAGGCTTGTGTGACGTCCATGTTCTTTGCGGCAAGATTTTCCAAAGATGTAGCCAAACCAACAACAGACGGACGCAATCTTTGGTCTGTAGATTCTTCAAGTTTCAACAATACATTTCGAAGTCCTGTTCCAGCCTCTGCGCCTTTTATGCCGCCAGCGGCTAATAGCTGAATTCCTACATTAGCTTCTTCAAACGACAAGCCAGCAGAATTCGCAGCGGCACCAACATTCTTTAATGCTTCGGACGTTTGAGCAATTTCTGATGCGCCAAATTTTGCGCCAGCAGCCAAGACATTGATAAATCTTGCAGCTTCTTCTGCTCCTGCGCCAAATTGATTAAGAGATGTGCCGAGAGTATTTGCAGCTTCTGTTAGTTCTATTCCAGCAGCTTCAGATAAAGTCACAGCGGCTCTTGTGACGGCATTTAATGCTTCGCCAGATTCGAGCAGGTCTGGTTTTGCTGATGCAATTAACTTGAAAGCGGTTACAGCTTCAGAGGCAGACAGTGTTGTTGTCGCGCCAATGTCTTTTGCTTGCTCTGATAGATATTCAAGGTCTTCACCAGTTGCACCAGTGATAGCAGAAAGGTTAGCCAGTGATGCTGTGAATTCTGCTGTCGTTCGGATAACGCTGGTCATCAACGCACCAGCGCCAAGCGCAGCCAGTGCGCCAGTAACTAAGCCGATTTTGCCTTTTAATGCTGTAAAAGAATTGCCAGTCTTTTCGTTGCTCTGGCTTATTTTTTCTTCGGTTTCTTTACCTTTTCTGCCAAGAGCGCCAAGCTCATCATTCGCAGCTTTGAGTTGTCTGGTATCAACTGATATTACGATTTCGGCTAAATCTGTCATCGCTCTTTAACCACTATATTCCGCAGCGCGGATTTTAAGTTACCAGCAATTCGTTCCTTTTCTCGACCGCTAATAAACGGAGCCGGAACATTCTTGTCATCAAACTGCATAATGCTATTGGCATATATAGCTGACAATTTCCTGATTGTTTCTGCTTCCCACAAATTCAGTCTAATGCTTGTGGATCGCATAAAAGCGTCAAGCTCTTGCCATGTAATTGCATGAACGCCTGAACCGCTATTCATAGCAACGCCAATTCTACTCAGTAGCTCGATGATGTAGTTGAACGGCTCCACATCTGGAAGCCGATCAACTATTGAGTCATCATCTTCTAAAAAGCTCGCTCGTGAACTTTTCTGATCTTTTGCCCTGGAGTTTAACCATGCCCATTGCTGAGCATACAACTCCAGATCAGCCTCTATCCCAAAAAATAGTTAGCTCGATCAGCAGCCGCCTCGATTAACTGTTCAGCAATCCAGTTCCTTTTCTCGTAAAGCATCTGTGCGTTTTCTTTCGAGCATTTGAGCTGTTGTCCTTCAAACTCAATATTCTTTGTCCACTTCACAGTGCATTCCGAAAGTATCTCATACAGAGCAGATTCCAATGCAACATTCGGGACAGGCTTGTTCTTGTAACGGTTTGCATTCCGCGCATTGACCCGCTTGGCAACTGATTGCCATGTTGCGCTGTCTTTGCCAAGAACAGTTATCACCAAATTATCGCCATTATCATCTGTCAAATATTCACCAGTTGCTGGATGCTGCAAACGGATGTCGATTCCAACATCCGCCGCAGTTTGTAAATCGAGATTAGCTAAGTCCATGAGGTTTCCTTTTTAGATTATTAGGCCGCTACATTTACAGGAGCAGTCACAAGTTCCATCGTTACGCTGTCAGACTTGATGCTGTCAACATTGCCCGGATTAACTTGATAGCCCATAACTAACGCAGTGAAGTAATCATCTTCTCCGTCAGGATAGGTGATCTTTACGCTGATTTCAGTGTCGGACGTGTGAGCAGTTTTGAGTATGCCCTGTCCAGCATCTGCTGCATCGGCTGCAAAGTTTAATGTCATGCTGCCGTCATTGACGGAGCCTTTCTTTTTGACTACTCGCCTTTCGCCAAGCGGTGAGTGAGTAATCAGGTTGTACACTGAACCGAAAGCAGGAATTTCAGTCACTTCACCGACTGCACTCCAAGTCAATGCTTCGTATCCAGTTTGGTCGTAAGTTGCTGGCAAAGATGCACTTGCGTACAGTATAGTTCCAGCAGAGGTTTGAATTGCCATGTTGTAAACTCCTTCAGGTTATTTCATAACCGCTCGGATTTGTGCTGCGAGCAGTTTGTTGAATTCTTGCACGTTTTTGCGTATCCATCCGCTTCTGGCTTGAGATGACCATCCGTCAAATTCAAGCCGATAAATATAAGGCAGATTATTCGTCAAATATAGTTTTCCAGTATCAATCGACTTCTCTACAGATACGCTGACTTGCTTTGCTTTGTCTGTAGAGATTTGCCCTTTTGGTGATTTGTCTGTTTGTTTTACAGTCTTTGTGCTTGCGCTTCCAGTAGTGACAAACCAGTTTGCTTTTGCTCTACCTGTATCAACAGGAGTTCCGCCAATTATATTTGAACAAAGCTGAAACATTCCTGCTCTGCAAGCCTTTTCAAGCCTATCTCTGATCTCTGGCTCAATCTTTTTCCAATCTTGCTCAAAGCTCATACGAAAGCCCGCCAATAAATGCTGATCGGAACAAAGAACTGATTTTCGTTAATAAACGGAGTTTCAATTACCGATCTGGTTATTCTTACTTTGACGCTGTTGTAAGTGAACTCCGAACCACGCGGATAATGTACAGAGACAAGTCTTGCCTGTTCTTGCGCGTCAAATCTTCGATTGCCTGTCCAGTCTGAAATCGTGACCTGGTAAATTCCTTCGTAATTATCCGTGCTGGTATCTTCCAGGCCTACTTGCGTTTTTATATTTGGAAAAAAGTTTTCCCGCATGTACAGAGTTCCGTGGACAGGAGTGTATTCTGAATTCTCCCAAACAATAGGCGGAACTCCAGACGCTTGCATGGTTGCAAGTCTGGAAGATAACGCTGTATTGATGTCCTTCTCTGCTGCGCTCATACTCTTAGCTGCAAAATATACATGACGTTAGTTCCGGCTGGTTTGATTTGCCGAACATCCATCACTCTGTGAACTTTGCTATCTACTGTTGCTGTCCATCCCGGCTGCGGCGCGGAGCTTGTGTTGGACAGTAACAGTTTAATATCCGATGATCTTATTGAATTTCCATCAACCTCTGACTGGTCGTAATTTGAAGCCAGCCCATAACCGCTGATGCTGTTATTTGTTGCTACGGTAGTAACAACGCCAGTTGCCGGATCAATGACTTCTGACGATTCGTAATTCAGCGTGATTGCCTGTCCGTTCTCGCGGAGCAATCGTGTTGCTGTTGTTTGAAGTGCGCTGTAATTGACTGGCATTTGTTATGCCCTGATCACTGAAAAGCTATTGCCCATTGAACTGCTTGTAACCAGTTTTCGCAGTATGTTTCCAACGCTGCGAATAATCACAGAGCTTGCTGCATTGTCCATGTATTCAACTTCTAGCACATCAACCTTTTCGCGCTTAACGGCCCGATCCACATTCGACAAAGGATCGTTGCCTTGCATGATAGAAATCGCAATAGTGATTTGCGCGTCTTTTACCAGTTGAGGAATTTCGTCTGACTCTTCCAAATAGCCGTCAATCCACAAGTCAGAGCGCGGGAACTGCAACGGCTGAGTCTCGATATACTTGATGCCTTTGAACGGCTGCTGCTCAAAGTAATCCATCGCCTGAATCAACAGCTGCGACTCATCGCCGTAAGTATAGGAAATCAGAATATTGCGGTCAGTGCAGAACTGCGTAAATTCAGCCACAGTGACGTAGCTGTTAGCACCAGCAACAACAGTTCCATTCTCAACAGTAATAGTCGCCATGATTCACTCCGATCAGATGAAGAAAAGCGGGCAGCAAACGCCACCCGCCTTCCATCAGTTTTTAGCCAAGCAGAACAGCCATATGCTCAGGCTTGATGGCAGATACGCCCCAAGCCAGTGCCACTTCAAAGTGAACCTGTCTGTACTCTTTGTACATCGACACTTCGAAGCTAATGCCTGATCGCGGATCGGTCATGATCATCACATCTTCTGCCAGATCGCCTTCGATGGGACGGGCAGGAGCGCGAGTGACCAGAACGATGGCTGATCGGTTGAAAGCCATGTTGGCAGTATAATCACCGCCGACAGTGATGGCTGAGTTGTCTGCAACAGCAGTCTTGAGTCCAGGAGCAGCAATGGTGAAAGAGCCGCCAGACAGAGCACTGGTCACGAGATACTTGTTGCTATCACCAGCGAAAGTAACAACGTCACCAGCAACGATTGTGCCGGAGCCAGTGTCAGCAGCGATAACAGTATCACCAACAGCTAGAGAAGCATCGTTGACCAGATAGCTGGTGCCAGTGCCTTGAGTGTGGCTATTGACCTGTGCAGATTCGCGGATGTCCATTCCAGCAGTGGAAAGCATAACGCCTTGACGCAGCAAAGAGTCATTGCCCTGAACGTCAACGCGACTTTGCAATCCAAGCATCTTTGCACCAGCAGCAGAGCTAACAACCAGTTGGTTGCCAGTCAACGGCGAGCCGTTGTCTTTCAGGATTCGCAGAGCTTCTGAAGCATCAGAGAAATTGCCAGCAGTGCCGAAAGGAGTCGTGCCAGCTGTGCCGTATGCGCGAGATGAGCTGGAGTACAGATCAGCAAGATCGCTTTCAACTTCGTTGCAGAGAGTCCGCATTGCCTGAGCAAATTGGTCGCGCAGAATGTTGTTGTATCCAGGCCCATTAGCATTCAGACCGCGCTGCTCTTCGCCATTCCAGCGAACAGGAACACCGCGAGACTTGCTAATGCTGATGGTCTTGTTGGTGATCGTCTGATCGCCAGTATCAGGAGCAGTCTGTGCAGGAGTGATATCAGCAGCAGTAGAAGCCGGAGCAACTGCGCTGCGAATGGTTTGACCTTTTGCGGCCCTTTCAGCATTTGCGTCAAGAGTTACAGAAGGAATAAACCCAACCAATTCGCGCGAGACAGTGTCCAGCGCTTCGTACAGGTCAGGAGTTAAGTTAGTGAGAGTATTAGCCATGAAAGTTTACCTTTGTGTCAGTCAACAATTACTCCGCCGTCTTTGACAAAGGCCATCTTTCTGTCGGGAGCCATCATGTCAAAATCAGCGCGTGAAATCTGTTTTTGAGCGGCCCCACCGCTTCTGGAAGATGTCGCGCCACCACCAGTGGCTCCACTCCCGTCTACCAAAAATGGAAACTCCTTCTTCAAGTGTTCCATCAGTGCTTTGGTATCTACTTCGATACCACCAACTAAAAACTGGACGGATTCTCCGTCATGCCGCGCATACTTGGCGGCGTAGTCAGCGAGAACTGATGCGCGTTTGGCGTCAGTCTTTGCAAGCTGTGTTCCGACCGATAAAGCAGCAACGTCAATTTCTTTTTGCTGCATTCTAGTCGTGAAGTCTTGCAACTCTTGGTCTTTCTCGGCCAGCTTTTGCTGCGCCTGTTCCCAAAGAGTTTGGAACTCGCCTTTCTCTTGTGCGGTTTTTTCAAATTGCTTTGCTTTGGCTTCTTCAGCCTCGCGAGCCTTTTGCTTTGCCGCTTTCGTTTCGTCCATCAACTGCTGAACTTTTGCTTTCAAGCCAGACAAATCTTCGCTCTCAGTTTTTGGCATTCCGTCCACTTTCAAAGTGAAGAAATCGCCGCTCTGCTCATAGAGCTGCTGGATGGATTCGTCTAAGCCGTCAAGACTTTCTACTTTGTAATCTAGCATCTTGTACCCCGTACAGTTTGCTTTGTGGCCCAACCACGTTGCGAGTATA